TAGGTCCAGTAGATCGTGTTTGGTAACCAAAACACCATCATTGTACTTCATGCTGTACTCGCTCAGTGTCATAACTTCAACTTCGATCTTTTCTGCACTTTGAGCTTCGTTTACAAAGCGTTGGAAGTCTTCTGCTGCACGTACAAATAGGCTCAGTGGCTCGTGTGCGATTACCCAACGGATTTTAGTAGTTTTCATTTTTAACGTTTCCTTTATTTTTTGTATGGCAGGCGTTCTAGTGTAACACACCAGTAAAAGGATCTCTATCCCAGGCGTCTTGACGTCAACAGACAGTCGGCGTTGCTAGTATTATTTATGTTTATTTGTCTATCTTGACATCTTTGGTCAATCTGCGCCATAATGCTAATTGACTGTTGTACCAGTTGTCGATTTCTGCGTCAGGAATCTGATTATTTGGCACGCAATTATCGGCTGCATTGGCATCACGCACACTCTTACTACGTGCAGCTTCTACAAAAATTTTGCGAATTTCACGGAACTTTTCTTCGGGAACTTTTCTAGCTATAAAGATCTGTTGCGGCGTGCTCATGTCGGCCAAGTCCTTGCTAAAACCCTGCGTGATCAGTGGCTGAACACCTTTCAGTGTATCACGTCCGGTAACTCCTAACCAGTTTACTTGTTTAGGTGCTGTGGCGTTTTTAGCATACTGTTCACTGTCACCCAAGAATCCCACAGCAAAATCTGTGTTGCCCGACAAGGTTGCCAACAAGGCTTCGCTGGTGCTTTTGAATGGCACTATCTGCATGTTGGGGTAGTTCTTGGCAATCTGAATGGCTACCAAGTGTGTGGTAGCTCCAAGTCCACTGATACCAATGCTGAGTTTGGCATCTCGAGGTACGTCTTTCCAAGACTTGTATTTGATGCTGGATATCACAAACGGTGCCACACACATGGGCATGAGACTTCTAAATTGACTCATGTCATGACTTTCCGTTGGAAACAAGTTAGGGCGTATAAATGCCGCGGAACTGTTGATCCAAATTGTGTTGGGAGTGTTTAACACATAGTTGGCAGCCACGGTACCGCCTGCACCGGGTTTGGCATCAAACACAAAGGTATACTTGTTTTGTATCTTGTTTGATTCTTCAGCCAGAGTGCGATAAAAACCTGCGGCTGTGTCAGCAGCCGTCCAACTATAGACCAAGGTCTGTGTTTCCTTCTGCGCCTGTGCTGTCAAACTGAGTGTGGCTAGTACAGCTAGTAAAAAATGTTTCATGTTAGGTTCCTTTAAAATTTAAAATGTACATTACGTCCTGGATCTTCAAACTCGGCTGCACCCAATTCATAAAATGGGCTGATGAATCCCACAAATCCCACCGGACGACCTATTTCGTAGTTGAAATATTTTGCATCAATCGAGTCCACTAAAAATTGTAGACCTGCTTGCCAGGTTTGATACACATGAGTATCCTGAAAGTTTGTGTAAAACCAGTGATCCATCTCGTTGTAGAAACTGTTTGTAGGCTTGCTGGTCTGGAACGTGGTAGGATCGTAGTCGGGATAAATCAAGGGTTTTACTATGTGCTCGAACGTGGTACGCTGACTAAAACTGTAGTTGGGCCAGCGTACTAGGTGCTGTAGGTATTTATTACTTTCAAGATTAAACCAATTTTTTATTGTGTGTGCCTGTTTGCAGACCAGTTCTGGCATGTCTGGTGACCAAAAAAAGTATTCGTTGGTAATGTTAGTGTAGTGCTTGACATCGGGATTGGCCGCATTGGCCTGTATGTCCATGAAGTATAGGTACCATTTCTTATCCCGGATACAGATCTTGGGTTTGTCTATGCCCCAGAGCATACACACACTTTTTCCAGTCTCCAACACACGCTTGTGATCATCCACGGCATCCACTGTGTGTTTGAAAGGGTGACCGGGTTGAAAATAGTCTCTGGTAAGATACACCCAAGACTCGTCATGTTCACTGGATAACATCTGCTCACTGTAGTCGTGAAATGTAATTTTAGTTTCAGGACTGTGTGTGGCTATCCACTCCAAGGTAGGTCGAGCCGCATACTCCCACTCGCTGAGAGTGTTTTCAGGCTTGGTGTTGAATGGGTCTGCACTTACATTCTTTTCACCGGTCTTGGGATAACGAAATACCACTTCATCTAAGTGAATGTTATTCAGCAAAAAACTGTATAACACAGTATTTCCATCAGCACCTCCACTCAGTTCCAGTCTGATGTAATCATATCGATCTCTTAACTGCTGTGCTCGTTGTTTATACAACTCCGGTAGGTGTGTAGCTGGTTCTTGGCTCCAGGTATAAGTGTTGAATACATCTCGGTTAAAGTGCCACTCGGGAAATTGATCAAGACGAGTGCCGGCAATCAGTGCTTCTACCTTGCTGTAATAGCGAGTGTTGCCTATTTGATAAAATCCCAATTTGGGATTAGATTCATTGGTGTAAAAGGTCATCAGTCATATATGTTCGACCACTGGTGTAGTTTCACAAACTTGTTTCTTTTGGCAAGATCCAATTCTGTTTGTGTTATCACGCCGTGTTCCTTTAACAGTTCGACCATGGCCAACACATCGCCTATTTCTTTGGTCAATTGTTCTCGTTGTGTGCCAGAGCCTTTGAGATATTCATTGTCCAGACCAAATCGTCTGCACTTGCTGATATTCTGTATGACTTCAGCACATTCTTCTTGTAAGATATCTAAGATTTCTTGAATTCGAGTGTCCATGCAATTATTTTACTTGAACCGCACGCACTTGTCAACCTGCTAGGTCAATTTAAGTATTGCTAATAATGCTTCTTTGTGTGACCAAAATCCCCAAAACCACAATTGATGTGTGTCATTACGTAAGAATATAGGCTGATTGCGAAAACCTAGACTGCGTATTTCCTGATCCATGCCTTCCCAGGTAGGCTTGTTCCACATACCATCGGTGACCAATCGATCCATTCGTCGGCTACGATCTACAGCATCTACAACCAATACCGATTCGGGAGGTACTTGTGTGGCAAAATGTTCTTGTTGTTTTTCAGCTTCGTAGTAGGGGATAGAAGCCAGCCAGTCGGTCCAGGTCAGCAGTTGCATTCACAGTCGACCCCAGCCGATGTGTGCCCAGAGACGATCATACAGGTAATATGAAGTCATCCACACACAGTTTATTACAATGGTTGGAACAAGAGCCTCTGTCATGCTTTGACCTGTGATCAACAACATCACATAGGTACTGAGTAACACCCAACATCTATAGATCAAAGTTTTGACAAGAGTTCTTGTTCGGGTTTCCACTTTACTTGTTGTCTTCCAGGTGTGCTGCTAAGGTCTTGGTGAACTTGTTAGCGTGGCTACGCTCAGCCTTAGCCAAAGTCTCAAACCAGTCAGCGATTTCGTCAAAGCCTTCGTCGCGTGCTGTCTTAGCCATACCTGGGTACATGTCGGTGTACTCATGTGTTTCGCCGGCGATAGCACTTTCTAGGGCTTGTTGTACTGAACCGGCTGGTAAGCCAGTTTCTGGGTCACCTGCGCCGCCTGTGATTAGATATTCCATATGGCCATGTGCATGACCGGTTTCACCTTCGGCTGTGGAGCGGAATACTGCTGCCACGTCAGGTGCGCCTGCTACGTCAGCCATGTTCGCGAAATACAAGTAGCGACGGTTGGCTTTGCTTTCACCTGCAAATGCATCTTTTAAGCATTGTTCTGTTTTACTGCCTTTTACTGATGTTGCCATTTTTTCTCCTTTTTAGATCAATACAATACATTATACATGTACGTTGTGCGATAGTCAACTTATAGATTGTGTTACGGATATAAAACTAAGTACTTCTACTGATATTTATACGCACTGCACAAAAACAACATATTTTGGTGCCCCAAGCGAGACTCGAACTCGCACACCTTGCGGCGCTGGAACCTAAATCCAGTGCGTCTACCAATTCCGCCATCGGGGCTATGGTGGGCCTTGTAGGAATTGAACCTACACTCAATCGATTATGAGTCGACTGCTTTACCATTAAGCTAAAGGCCCAATGGTGTTAGTATAACAAATTTTGCTTTTTAAGTCAAGGACTATCTACGAGCACGTACTGGTTGTGTTGCAGTTCGTCGAGCACGAGGTGTGGCTGTTGGAACAGGTATTTCTAGTCCAGCGTCTGAGTCAGGTTGCGTGTCTGCATTGGGTTGTTGAATCTGTGGTGCAGGTGCAACTTTTTTAGGTGCAAGTGGCACTGGTTTTGTTGCTGGCGGTTTGGCTGTTGTTGGAACATCTGCTTCTTTGGCAACCGCAGCAAGCTCATCCAGCAGATCTCCACCCTGTACCGCTGTTCGTAAAATGTTTCCACCCACAGTGCTCCAAAATCTACACAGGCTCACTTTCTTTTGTGTAACTGTTCCGTTTTTCAATGTATTTGGGACCAGACCATACACATTTACGCCCATGCGGCTTTCGGGCCATGTTACAATGATGTTTACTTTGTCCAAGGCATCTGTTAATTTTGAATCAATTCTTAATAATTTGTATCCAGGTTTTGACGGATCTGTGGCCAGTTTGACTATGTCAACTACTTCAACTTCGCCGCCGGCGCCAATGTTATTGCTGTAACGTATCAATCCTCCGGCAATGGTTTTTACCAGTATTCTTTCTTTAGATGTGTTGTCACCGGCTGCCAGACCTGCACATTTTGGAATCACTAGTTCACTCCAAATTCTTTGCAGAGCTGCAATGTGTTCATCGTTGGTTTTGCCCCATAGTTTAGCAAATGGCGCAATATTAACTCCAAACACAGTTTTAAAAAATATTTGCTGATTTGTCCATTGGTGACCAGATGCCTGCCCCAATTGGCTCTTGCCTGTCTTGGCACTGAGTAAATTAATGCGTCGTCCATCAATGTTCATTACCAAGTCAGCCTTGGTTCCTTTTTGATCACTGATACCATCGCAGGTTATTTCAATGATGTTGGTGTTGGGGTCGTTGGCTGTGTATTCGATACCGTTCTTGATATTGCCGTTTTCTTTGACATACAGCAAGGCCGATTCAATTGATGCGGCGACATCTGCGGGAAAAGTTTCTGGATTTTGAATAAATTCTCTGAATTTTTTTGCACTAGGTCCGTTGGCCACAATAATAAGAGACATATCGTCTTCTTTACCATTTTTATGTTTGATTCGACCTGTGTAGGTCAGCTCCATGGCGCCGCCGACTTTGCCTTTTTTGGTCAGTCTTGAACCAAATTTTAGTCTCAAGGCCAGGGATAAAAAATCTTTTCGTGTAACTTCTTCACCATGTTTTAAAAATTTAATACTGGCTGCAATTCCTAGTGCAATTTCACCAATATCGCCCACGTTGTATCCTTTTCCGCCGCCTTTGAGAATGTCACTTTTTTCGATCGATGTCAACAACAACGGTTCGTTGTCTTGGGTTTCAAGTCGGCTGATGTCAGGAAGGTCGTTGGTTAATACTAGATAGTTTGCTGAATTTGCCTGGGCATTTTTTGCCACTGAACGTAATAGTTTAGCATATTTGGGCTTGATTACCACCGAAGATCCGTATTTGGCATGTGCATCGGGCACCAGATCAATTGGAATTCCTCCCTCAATGGCCTTGGCCAAATTTACTAGATATTCTCGTCTGAGTTTAGTTTTAACTAAACCGGCTTCTGCTAAAAATTCTGTTGTTTTCATAGCAGTATTTATCTGCGTTCGATATCATCTTCCGTGCAGTTGGGTCCGTATTGTATTTCTACTATTTTACAGGGTTCTGTAAAGGGGTTATACAGCCTATGCCACTCATCAACACCTATCAGATACTTGGCATGTGTTTTTAAAATAAATCTTTCTTCTGTGGCACTTTCTACCATGCAACGACCAGCAGATACGTGCCAGTATTCGCCACGTTGTTTGTGACGTTGCATGCTTAGGCTTTGTCCCGGTTCTACTGTGAGTTCTTTGACCTTGGTGCCAGGCACTTCATGTAGTACACGATAATAACCCCAAGGCCGCGGAGTTTGAGGTGCTTTCCACTCCTCAAGAATCCAACTACTGCTGTTGGCTTTGTCAGTGCCACCAACGCCAAATACAAACTCCACACCCGGTACGCTCATTTCAGGAATGTTGTCCTGTGTGCGATCACCGCCATTGGCAAATATGATATGAGCTGTAGGATAGTGTGCTCGTACTTGTTGCAACAGGTGACAGGCTGTGCCGTCGTCGTCATCAAAGGTGTAAACTTCATCCACCTGTTTTAAATTATTAAGAACAGCCAGGCGTTCCTGCCAGGGCATGAATGCCCGACCTTTTTTTCGTGCCAACCATTCATCGCTGTTGATACCAACTATGAGTTGATCACCCAAGGCTCGAGCTGCTTTGATTAGTTTGATATGCCCAGAATGTACGGGATCGAATCCCCCACTGACCACTGCTATTTTCATATTAGTCTGTTATCTTATAGTAATCTTTATCCAGCCAGGTCACAACCAGGTCTTCTAGGCGAGCATGACCGTGTTGATTCACGCTGTTCATCAAACTGTCGTTGAGTAACCCACGATCAGCAAGATCATACCAGGTGGCCTGCTGTGTCAATGGCTCATGGCCACTGGCATATACGGCTGCATACAACCAAGGACTGTTACGTTTGCGATAGAAATAGGCATCGTTACAATCAAATCCTGTGATAGCCAACATGTAAATTAAATTTAACATGTTGTAATTGTAGTATTGATGGTTGTGTTGCTCCACTACCAAACTACTGTTTTTTACATACACGCCTTGTGGTATTGTTAAAATCAACATGCCGTTTTCTTGCAGAGTTTCTTTCCAGACACGCAGACATTTAAAAGGTTCTAAGGCATATTGAAAACTGTCATGACTCCAAATCAAATCTACTTGTCTGGGTATGACTCTTTCTTCAAAGTTTTTTTGTATTGGAATTATGTTTGGGTTGCGAGATAAAATATCTGGGTCGATCCTGCTGACATCTTGATCTACTGCATACACTGTGTAGTTTCTTGGTTCCGGGGGATCGTCACGTGTTGTTAAACTGGCCCACCATTCAACATCTAGTCCCGATCCACAGCCCATATCGGCTATGGTGGTTAGGCTGTCAAGAAAACTGTCATACCCATACAACAAATTTAAAACTTCTAAACTGTGTTCATGACTGTAATGTTGATTGCTAAATTGGCCCATGCTGTAGTATTTCCATGACTAGTTTTTCTTTTAATCTTTGCAGTCTAGGTTCAAGTTGATAGCAGGCTTCGGCTATTTGATTTTCTGTGCCCCAGGCTCGTTGTGTGTTCAAGTAATGAGCAAATTTGGCACAGTTGTCTTTTTCCAATTGCACGTTTACAGCGTCATGGCGTGGTTTGGCTCGACAACACAGATCAAACTCTGCCAGCAATTCATCGGCACGAGATTTCCAATCGATCATACCACTATGTCCTCCATGCCTGCTGTGCGTAAACGCACCACGTGTCCTAACATGAAATTTTTGCTCTCTATACCTTTCATCACTCCCAGCCAACGATTACGCAACAAGGCTACTTCGTTGATAATGGTTTCCATGTCGACGACTTCATCCTCAGCTTCGGCATATTTTTCAGCATCTCTTGACGTGAGTGCTCGAGCATAGGCTTCCAGATACTTTTTGTAATGCCGTTGTCGAATCTTACGCAACTGTATGTTTAGGTATTCTAATACTGCTTCAATCTCTTGCAGTTGATTGAATCTGTGTTCGGTCATGCCTGGCAAGTCTGACAGTTCTTTTTCTACCCGACCACGTATTCTT